TCATTGCCCACCCCCTTGGAACTCGGCAATGATTTCGGCTCCCTCGGCATGCGTTGCCACAGGAATCGACATCCCCTGACCGACCACGTAGTATCCATCCGCGCGGCGGGTGACCCGTAGCCGTCCGTCCGTCCGCAGTTCGACACCATCGGTGAACCGCAGACGGGTCGGGGGCCGACTTCGAAGGGGACGGTCTCCCCCGGGTCGGGCTCCTCTGTGGCTGTCGAACAGGTCCCAGCAGAATGTACCGCGCCGGCTGTTACTCATTGCCCACCCCCTTGGCCCGTCACGGACTGACGGACGATAGCAACGGGGAACTTGTAGGTATCGCCGGTATCGATCTTGATTGCCAGGACCGGATACTTCCTGTTCCGCAGCTTGATGCCGGACACACGGAACCGGGACCCGTTCGACATGAAGACCGCCCCGTAGCAGTCCCCGGGTAGACCCAGCATGGTGGCGTGGTTGGAGAAAGAGACGGGTACCCCGTCGGCGTCCCGGGCTGACACCTTGATGCGCATCGACACCTCGCCAGAGGAGAAGGTCCCGCCCGCTGCCTCGATGGTCAGGCCCCGCGCGGCTGCGAGTGTCTGGAGTTCTTCGATGATGTCGCCCATGAGGGCGCGGCAGGATGCCTTAGTAAATCGATCTGGTGTGGTCGTGTTCATGGTTGCTCGTCCTTGCCCCTTTCGGGGCGGTTGGTTGTTGTGCCCGATACCCTCGGGCGGGGGATTCAGAAGGGAAGGGGATAGGGTACGCCGTCGTCTGCCGGAGGGTATGCTTCGGTGTAGCAGTCGCTACAGAGGTAGGCGTTGTCGCGTCCGCAGTGGTCGACGACGCGCGTCGGTTCTCCGCAGGCGTCGCACCGGTAGAAGGTGGGCGGGGGAGGTTCGACCCAGTACCCGTAGCACCCGTCAACCTGACAGCTGCACACGTGCCAGCCGTCAGGACAGTGACCCTCTGCCATCCAGAGGGGGCGAGGTCGCACGGTGATGCGGTCGGACTCTCCGCAGTCGGGGCACTGCATCAGAGGCACATGGCGAGGAACAAGCCCGCGCCGATGATGGCGATACCGATAGCGGCGGCGATGTCTTCCCGGGTCATGATGCCACCGCCACCGACACACCAGCCATACGGACCGCAGCGGGACGGGGGGAGCGGCGCCAGACATCGACCCGGGGACGGGGACCGACTGGAGCGGGGGCGACGATTGCCAGAAGGTGAGGGGCAGCGGGAAGCACTACCTCCGTTGGGTCTGCCTCGATGACCTCTACTTGTGCGGGTCCGAAGAGACGCCGAAGAGAGGCGCCGCTACCGACGGTCCAGATAAAGACCTCATCGTGGTCGACATGGAGGCGGACGCGACCGATGGATACCCGGTAGCCGACGGTCTGACCGTTGACGGTGACAGCCTTGACGGTGCCGTGAATGATGGCGAGGGCGGGAAGGATGAGAGCGGAAAGCATTGTGCAGACTCCTTGTTGCCCCTTCTTTATAGTTGATAGCAGTGATAGCGTCAACAAGTTTTGTGCATGTCGACATGAGCAGGATTCATGAGCCGAGGCAGGCCCGACGAGTTAGCGCCGCCCCATCATGTGCCCGCCTCATGCAGCCATGAGTCCGCCTCATCATGTGTTTCACTCATGCAGCCATGAGCGGAAGACATGCGACGGGCCGCGCGTCCTGGGTTAGCGCCGCCGCCGACCCCGCCTCGCGCGCGCCGCCCGACCTGGCCCCGAGCACTGCAAGTAGGCGGCACTACAAGTAGGCGGCACTACATGATAGGTCTTGCACAGTTGATAGCAGTACACTATGGTCGGAGGGCAACCCAAGAAGCACGGAGCTACCATGCCCAACCCGAACGACACTGCCCGACCTGACAACAAGCCCAAGCGGGGTGCCATCTGGTGCAACACCGATGACATCGAGATGATTCGCAAGGCAGCTACCCTGCGCGGCCAGACCATGAGACAGTACATGGCCGACATCGCTGAGCTGGCACGCGAACATGCGAACGAAGCGGCGCAACGATTCATTCAATCCGACCTGCACAACCACGACCCCGAGCGGTTTGCAGCTCCTGCAAGTAGGCGGCACGATGACTGAAGCCCTGGCACACAACGTCAACACTGTAGTCGCTGACCTGCTGTGGCCTGCTCCCCCCGACGACGAGACCTACGTGTCGCAGACATTGAGTGGAGGGGACTACCTGTCAACCGGCATGTTCCCCCGCCACCTCATCGGACCGAAGGGGGGCGGACGCACCGTCGACAACTGCAGCCGTGTCACCACACTGATGTGGGATGCAGATCTTGCAACACTCTACGAGGCCCTGCTTGCTGCACGCCGACGACCCGTACCTGCCAAGCGAGCACAGCTGAAGGCACAACTGTGGCGACTGCCGACAGACCACCTCACTGTGCTGCGCAAGGTGCTCATCGAACAACTTGTCCCCGTCTGGTCCGACGTCATGGGGGTGGAACCCACCGCTGTCATCGACTCCGGCTGGGGTGTACACATCCACCTCGCTGTCCAACCTGCACTGGGTGGGCGTGTCGCTGAACTGCAGCAGCTGCATGCTGACCTGACACGGCGCATGAACGAACGAGCAGCAGGTGTTGCACGTGAGCTCCGCCCTGCCTTGCGCATTCAGGAACTGTTCGACCGCATGACAGTCGGCGCCCAACTGTGCCGACCGCCGGGCACAACGAACCTGAAGTGTGAGTGGCAGCCCCAACCTGTACTGGTACTGGACTGCAACCCTGACGCCATGCTCGACGTCGATTCCTTCGGACGCCTGAGTCAGGACATCGGACACAGCAACGACCTGTTCGATGGATTCGGTGAACTGGGACACAACAAGCCGACGGTCGCACCCGACCCCGGTGTCGACGCCCCCCCTCGGTGGACCGAGACAGACTTCAGTGCGCAGATGATTGACGGCAGGACGTGGAGCGACATCGCCTACGCCCTCCGCCCTGGAGAACGGGTGCGGGTCAAGTGTCCCTTTGGAGGCAGCAGCCTCGGCAGCGGATTCTTTGCACGGGAATCGGATGGACGTGCGCGGTACTACAGCCACAAGCTGGAGCAAACCTTCTGGGATGTGGTGGTACGTGTGCCGTCCGGCAGTGGTAGCAAGGTCCAGCTCGTCATGGGCGAACCGAAGAGACGGGGCGCCCTGCCTCGCCCGCTCAACACAGTCCAGAACCTGCGTATGATGATGGCGGGTGACCCGGCCTTCGACCTGTGGTGGTGTGAGTTCACGCACCGGGTGATGGATGGGGAGGAGCCGTTGACTGACTCGTGGTGGCTGGGTGTGCGGGAGCACATGGAGTCGCAGTACGGGTGGATGTGGTCAGCGGGTGAGCGATTGATCGTATCGACTGCAGACCTGACTGCGCGGGACACACCCCGTCACCGCCCCCGTACCTGGCTGCTCGGACTGAAGTGGGATGGCACCCCTCGGTTGGAGACGTGGATGGCGCGTGCCCTCGGTGCGCCTGCCAACAGTGGCCTGGTGCGGCAGTATTCTTTGCGCTGGCCCATCGGTCTGGTTGCACGGATGCTTGACGCAGGCTGCAAGAACGACGTGATGCTGGTGCTTCAGGGCAAGCAGGGCATCGGTAAGAGCCAGCTGTTGGAAGCGTTCTGCAGCAACGACCGGGTACAGCCAGGGATGTTCGTCGACTCTCGCATCCGACTCGATGACAAGGATGCCATGATGGTACTGCAGCAGGCGTGGGTGTACGAGGACGCAGAGTTACTCGCTCACTCTGGTGCCGGGCACTCCGCACGCAAGGCTTTCCTGTCCAGCCGCACCGATACCTTCCGCCCCCCGTACGGTCGGACTGTCATCAAGGTCCCACGGTCGTGCGTCATCACTGGCTCGACAAACGACACCAGCCTGCTGACTGACCCGACGGGTGCCCGCAGGTACTGGGTTGTGCAGTGCAGCAAGATCGATCTGCGCTGGGTGCGTGCTGTGCGTGACCAGCTGTTGGCTGAAGCAGTCCACCGCTTCCGCAATGGGGAGCAGTGGTGGTTGCCTACCGCATGGGAAGGCAAGCAGATGAAGCACAACAAGCAGTGGATGGTGAGCGACAGCTACCAGACGGTGGCCACCGCACTGTCCGAGGTGTGTGTTGCGGACATGTTCATCACAACAGAACAGTTCGCCACCGTAGTCCACGCCCATGTCCCGAAGGACACACGGTCCATCAACCGGGCGCTGGAGGCAGCAGGCTGGTACCGCGTACGCACATCACGCTTCCGTGGCTGGTCGCTCACTGAGCAGTCGACGCGGAGCTGGGCTGAACGCAAGGCGTCTGGCCAAGCAGCACTCGGGCAGCTGCGTGACCTGTGGGTAGAACTGTGCGGCATGCGCGGTTGACGAGCCTACCCCTTCTTGATACCACTGATATGCAACACAAGGTTGCGATAGGAGCTACCATGAACACGAGCACCACTACCATCCAGTATTCGGATGACATCACTGAGCTGGCGCCCGCTTTGCACGCGGCCCAGTCGGAGATGGGACCTGCCATACTCGACTCTACCAACCCAGCGTTCCGTTCCAAGTTCGCCTCGCTGTCGTCGGTCCTCAACGCGTCGGTGCCTGTGCTGAACAAGCACGGTATCTCCGTGCAGCAGCACGCAGGCTTCAACGATGAGACCAAGCTGGTGCAAGTCACCACCGTGCTGATGCACAAGTCCGGCCAGCGCGCCAGCTCAACCTGCGGATTGCCGCTCGGAGGCAAGCGCGATGGGCACGCGTACAAGTCTGCGACTACCTACCTGCGGAGGATTGCCCTCATCGGTATCTGCGGACTGGCTGAAGCGGACGACGACGGCAACGCTACAGTCGCGGTCTCGACTCCGAGAACCAGGCGCGCACCGAAACAAACCAAGCCGGTAGATAAGTCTGACCTGAAGCAGTACAATGACCTGTTGACAGAGGCAGGCATCCTGCCTGAAACACTGGCTGCCTTCATGTCTGTACACCAGCGGGACCACAAGTCGAAGCTGACAGGGGAGCAGCTGTTCAGCCGCCTGGAATGGGCGAAGAAGAATGTCGAACTGCTGAACCGGTGGGAGCAGGAGCAATGAAGAAGGACACCAGCCTGCTGACTGACCCGATCGATCCACACACCGTTGTGCAACGCCTTATCTACGGTGGCCCTGCCTTGACAGTTACACAACTGGAAGCACTGACCCTACTGTGCGCCCTTGCTATGAAGGCCCTGCACCGCAAGGCTTTCGGACAACGCATGGACGAGGTAACGCGCAAGGAACTGCGGGCAGCTATCGACGAGGCACGCAATGCCGGGTGACCGCACGCACACTGTCATTGCAATCGACCCTGGCCCTGAGACATCAGGGCTGGTGGTGTGCCGCACTGACGAAGCGATGGGCGACCGGGTGTCGCGGGTCATCTCCGCCAACAAGGCAGCTACTATCGAGGATGTCAGGCATGCCATCAACAAGTACAGCCTGGACTTCAAGATGGGCCGAGCCCTCATTGCCATGGAGCGCGTGTCGCCTGGACGCAGCAGCTGGAGCCTGACACGCACATCCGAGGTGTGCGGACGGATCTTGGAGATGGTCTACCAACACTCTCCCGAGCGCACGAAGCAGGACTTCGTGATGATGACCCGTGCACAGGTACTGCGTACACTGCGGGTAGCAGGCCGAGCATCGGAGCGAGACAAACTGGTACGCCACACACTCATCGAGATGCATGGCGGTGACCGCATGAACGCTGTCGGAAAGAAGTCCGACCCTGGACCCCTGTACGGCGTGGCCTCGCACGCTTGGGCTGCACTTGCTGTCGCAGTTGCTGCCCGCATTCAACGGCGGGAGGACCGAGAGCTGTCCCTCCGCACGCACAACGACTGAAGGAGCACACATGGACGAGCAACAAAACATCCCCCGGTTCGACACGGACGCAAAGTACCGTGCAGACCCGGGCTACAACTGGAGCCGGATGAAAGCCGGCCTGACCGACGGCCTCTACGAGGGCACACACACATCGTTGGCACACCTGCGCCACGTGTTGACCCGCACGGTACAGCGCAAGGACACACCTGCCTTCGCCTTCGGTCGACTGGTACACACCGTGATCTTGGAACCGCACCTCGTAGCCGACACCTACCTGGTCACGCAGGAAACCGACAAGCGACGCAAGCCGTACAAGGAGGACAAGGCACGCGCCGAGGAGATGGGCCTGGAGATTGTCACCCAGTCCGACATGGACAAGGCACAAGCAATGGCCAGCTCCGTCGGACGAAACCTCGCATGGGCGCTCCAGTCCAAGGGCGCGACCGTGGAGGTGGGCATGGCTGTACATGACCCGCTGCACAACCTGAGGCTGAAGGGCAAGTACGACATGCTCACACGCGACGGCATCATGGTCGACCTGAAGACCACCGACTCCCTGCGTCGACGAGACCTCGAACGAGCCATTGCTACCTACGGCTACCACATTCAACAGGCCCTGTACTGGCGCATCCTGCGCATGGCATACCCTGAGTACCGAGAGTTCCCGACACGCATGGCATGGATGTTCGTGTGCAAGAGCGCACCGCATGAGTGTGTGTGGGTGAGCGCTTCGGAGTCCATGGTCGAAGCAGCTGTACACCTGTGCGACGAACTACTCGCAAACGTAGGCCACGCCCTGGCATCAGAGGCCTGGCCCCCACTTCACCCAACGGGTGAGATGATGGTCGACCTGCCACGTTGGGCAATGCCTGACCTGAGCACGCAGATCGATCCACTACCCCCAACCCTACTCGAAGTATCGAAGTCACTGTAAGGAGCTACACATGTCCGCATACATCACCATCACAGGCAACGTCCGACGAGTCGAAGAGAGGGAGACCTCCAAGGGCACCGCCCTGACAAATCTGACTATTCCGGTCGACACTGGCTGGGGTGACAACAAGACCACCACATGGTGGAACGTCACCTTCTTCGGCAAGTCCGCAGAGAATGCAGCCAAATACCTGAAGCAAGGACAGAAGGTGTCCATCGCAGGCAAGGCCTCGGTGCGCTCCTACGAAAAGCGGGACGGCACGCCGGGCTTCAGCGCCAACATTGACGGGTACGACTGGTCCTTCGCTGGCCCCAAGCCTGAGAACGATGCAGACCAGGCGCCGCAAGTTTCACGGCGTGCACCGCAGCGGCAGGGTGACCCGCTCGCTGACCCGTCCATCCCCTTCTAAACACTCACCGCTGGGCGTGCCGTCAACACTTTCATACTGACACGGTTGGAACTGTGGTGCGCCCAGCATCTTCTTTGAGACGAGCATGAACTGTCTGGAGTTGTTTGCTGGTGCGGGTGGAGCTGCACTTGGTTTGGAACGCTATGGCCTGACACACGCTGGACTGGTGGAGATGGACCCGAATGCGTGCAACACGTTGCGTGCAGTTGGCTACGACCACGTGATAGAGGGCGATGTGCGCGACCACGATGCTATCGCGCGGGTCGTAGGCGGCACTCCAATAGACATGGTATGGAGCAGCTTCCCCTGCCAGGCCTTCAGTATCGCCGGCCAACGGAAAGGCGCACGCGATGATCGCAACGGCTGGCCGTGGACGGTGGGTGTGCTGGACAAGTACAAGCCTACCTACTTCATTGGCGAGAATGTCATGGGGCTGACGCACCACGTCGCTGACTGTGACAGGCAGGGCGACCCCGAGGCGTGCCCCGCTTGCTACCTCGACCGATTGATCTTGCCCCAGCTTGCCAAGCGGTTTGCATACTCCGGTTACATCCGGCTCGATGCAGCCGACTTCGGGGTGCCGCAACACCGCAGGCGTATCTTCCTGTACGGCGCACCACACCCTGTCATCCCCCCTCGCGCAACACACGGACCGGGGATGTTCACGAAGCCGTGGGTGTCGATGGGTGAGGCGCTGCAGCTGGGCACCCAACGTGTCGTTGGCGGCGGCAGCAACCCGAACAAGACGTACCCTGTGCGAAGCTACCGTGACCTGACCGACGAGCCCTCGACAACAATGAGTGCAGCTCAGATAGGAAACGCTGGGCCGTGGGTGGTTGGGTTCTCCGAAAGACAGAACGGAACGCGCGGACGCACACCGATTGCTGCTGACCGACCGTGCCCCACAATACAGGCGGGCTCACACCGCGACAACGGACTGCGGGTACACCTGCTCGAACGCCCGAGCCCCACGGTTACAACGACTGAGGTGAAGGGAACACGCGGCGCCACCATGCGCTCCAGTCCGGACCGAGGATTGGATGTGTTGTTCCTCGCAACGGGTCGACGACGACTGACTGTGGCTGAGTGTGCCAAACTGCAGGGCTTTCCCGACGGGTACGCCGACAAGCTGCAAGGAACTGTCGCCAGCAAGTATCGCCAGGTAGGCAACGCCGTGCCTCCGAAGATGGCAGAGGTAATCGCACGCGCGGTGCTCAACCCAAGGTAGAGTAGCCGCCCTCGGCTGCTGCCCACAGCATCTGCCTACGTGACGTCACACCCTCGGGAGCCAGCCCGATGTGGACATGGCCACCCTTCGCCACTGCGTACGCAATGGCCTGGTCGTAGTCGACGATGCCGTCCTCACGTAGCCGCTCGATGCGGTCGACCAGCTGGCGTGCCGTCATGCCGCGCACCTTAAAGTCCGCCGCCAGTCCGGTCATGTGCCTGGATGTGCGGGATCCCCCTACAGCTGCGTTCACTTCTGGACTGCGGTAGCCGCTTGTGATCCGAATGGGGAGCTCCAGCTCCTCGCGCAACGGGTCCAACATCTCGCGAACCAACCGGGTGAGGTTGGCTTTGATGTGCTCCGGCGGGTGGTTGCTCAACCCGGTGGAGGTGCGGGTCATCTCCCGCAACGTGAAGTACCGTCCCAGGTGCTCAGTCATTGTCAGCCAGGGTCAACACCGTGGCCCCCAAGTCGAGCAAGTCAGCGGCCAGCTCGCGCAGTTCTTCACGAGTGTAGCCGCCCTTGCCGAGGCGAATGGCTTTGGTCACAAGCCTGACGATGCGTGCGATGGGCACATTGGTTGCTGCGATCTTCACTTCTTCTTCCCCTTCTTCGGGGCAAAGCTGCCCTTCTTCGCCTTCATCTTGGCGTAGGTCTTGGCCGCCACGGTCGTTTTTTTCTTGGACCGCGACGTACCAGCCTTCTTGCGCTTGTTCATGTTTGCGTACAAGCCCTTAGGCATGGTCTCTCCTACTCAGACAGTGCTGGTCTGCCACTCAACCAGCAGCTTGTCGCCGCTCGTTGCCGTGCCACCAGTGTTGTTGATCTTGCCGTCAACCAGAACGCTGAACTCAGACGACAGGTCGGTCAGCAAACCAGTAGTGCCGTGCTGCTCCCACACACAGATAATCTTGTCGTCAGCCTTGATAGCTGCGACGGTGTGGTCGCCAGCTGCACCACCAGTAATGATGGCCTTCTGCACGATGGTGGTGCTGTTCACGATGTTGCGGGGCTTCAAGTACTTCATTTCATCTCCGGTTGCTTGGTGTTGGAAAGTTGGTCAATGCGCCCGTAGAGACCGCCCACCTTTCGGCCAACGACCTCAACCTGTGCCTCAATGCGCTGTCCCTGAGCGTGAAAGTCCCTCATGGATTCCAGCCACGCCTCGCGGTTGGCTCTGTTTTCCGCAATCAGGGCATCCACCTGAGCCAGGTGGCTGTCAACCCAGCGAGCCGCAGCCGGGGCGACCTTTTGACTGGCCACCCTCCACAGACCCAGGCCGATTCCAAGCAGCAGAATCAACGAAGACGTAGGGCCAGTGGCCAACGTGAGCAGCGTGGCCTCATCCATCGTTCTGACTCCACCATAGAAGAGCTGTCGTCATCCCCATCTGGTCGAGGTGACTCTTCAGCACAGGGGTCTGTCCGGCTGCGGTCCTGGCCTGGATGTCAGCCCTTACCTCGGCTGCAGTAGTAGCGTCGACTGCGGTGGTAAGCATCCCCACCTCCAAGTCGTCAGCCGGTACGAGCTGCAGCGTGGGTGTAGCCATTGGCCCCCACCCCTCGATGTGCGCCAGCGACGAGCCGTCGTCGGCATATGCTACTTCCACGAGTCTCAGCGTGTCGCTCATTGGAACCTCTGGACCAGTAGGCGTGTGAGGGTAGCGTCGGCCCGGTCGCCTGCTCCGAAAAAACAGTTGAGCCCGTCGCCCTGGTAGATAGGTGTAGAGTCGTTCAGCCCAACAGCATCTCCACCAACCGTCACAGTGCCAGAACCTCCTGGCAGTGGGGTAGGTGGGGTAGTCCCGCTGGTGTCCATCACCTCAACAATGGCACCACCCAACAGGATGAACGTCAGGACGCGCGAGGTCTTGATTGCCGTAGTTGCCAGCACACTGCTGTTGCTCGTGTTGCTGCGCACGCGCACATCCTCGTTGGTCGCGTCGTTGTTGTCTTTGAAGTACCAGCCCCTCGCCTCGCCACCGTTGTGGGTGGTGTTGTTGCCTTTGTTGAGCCCAGTGAAAATCTGGCTGCTGCCTGCGTTGGGGTAGCTCACGCCTGTAACTACGAGGTGGACGGCGTAGACGTAGCTCGACACGTCTGCCCTGGTGTAGCTGGACAGCAGGGCGTCAATGTCCATCGAGATGGTGACCGTGCCGCTACCTGTCCCGCCGTTCATCAGGATGCCGGAGCCGTTGGTCGGGGTGACGTCTCCGTTGGCGCTGGAGAATCGCGTGACCGTGACAGCCAGGGTGTCTGAGCTGCTGTTGAACTGGAGGGTGCTGGAGCCTGACGTAATGGCGCTGACCGTGGTGATGTCAGTGAGGTTCAGGTCCTTCAGGGTAGTCCACGCTCCACCTGACGCCCCTCCCCCTCCACTAGACGCAGGCCCGCCCGAGGCTCCTGTGTCTGGGTCAAAGACTGGGACGATGCTCATGTCTCAGTCCAGGTCACGGTGGTCTGATCGACGGTGGGGGAGCCTGTTGCCGTGTCGGCCTTGACGAAGACGTACAGCTTGCCCACTTCCCCCGTGGCGGACTGGTACATTGGCAGCTTGACCGAGTAGGCGACAGCCCCCTTGGCTGCAGTCGACACACCCGTAGCGATTGTGGCCTCAGTATCGGGCACCACGATATCGTCGCCAAGCGCGTCCAGCGTGACCTTCACGGTCACCTTTGTTGCCGAGCCCACATCGCTCAACCGAATATGAATACCCTCGACTCGCTCACGAAACCGCTGCCCCGACACACCTGGCGCTGCGTTTGCGCGCAAGTCGTGCGTGTGCTTCTTGTCGACATTGAAGGTTGCGCCGAGAGCGATGGCACCGCTCACTACACTGTGGTGAAAGAAGCTGACGATTTTGGCTGGCATAGTGCCTCCTCTACGTGGACGGCCACTGGTCTGTTGCCGCAACTATATCACTGCACGCGCGAAGCCTCACGACTAAATGCGCGCAGACGTTCTGACTCAGGATCTTTCACCCGTGTCGGCGTGCCTGCTCCAATCAAGTACATCGGGTACGGCACGACCTTCCGATACTTCGGGTTGTACCCCGCCGGTCCGTACCCAGCGCTGATCAATGCCTTGAACAAGTCGTCGTTTACGCGGCCTGTCATGAGCTGAATGGCAAGGAACTTGTCGGCTTGGTAGATGCGGTACCCGTTCTGGTTTTCCGGTCCGGTGCCGAACTCAAACTGAATGCCGCGCCCGTTGCGCTCGTCGAACTCGGGCGTCCCCCGCCTCCGCCTGTCCTTGCCTGCCAAGGGGTGACCAACCTCTGTGAGGAAGTAGCGGTCCTGCGCCCACTGCCAGTTGCCGTTGTTCATCCAGTACACAACCGAGGTGTCGGGCACCATGCGCCCCTTGCGCGACGGGTTCTTGTTCTGCATCTGCGCGATGGCTGCCTGCAGCAGTGGTTGAATCTGCTCCTCCATCAAAGCGTCAGTGATCCTGGCACCAGTGTCGCGCGACTCTCCGGCGGCAACCTCGCCCATGAAGAACATGAGGTCTACGATGTCTGCCATACCTGTGGACATGACATCCTGCGGACCGCCGATGCCGCTTGCCAACCCGTCGAACTTTGGACCTGGCATGCTGTACAGGCGCACGCGGTCGTAGTCGTTGCCGAACGCCCACAAGCCTGCGTTCTTGTGCAAGGTCATCTGTGACCGTATGACACGCAGGTAGCTGTCATCTGCGCGCGTCAGGGCCATCAAGATCTCACGCATGCTCGACATGCGGAACGAAGCAAACAACAGGTAGCGGTTCACGCTTTGCCGTACGACGTCGGGGATGGCGCCGTAGTCAAGCACGGAAGCGCGGGCCAGCTCGGCAGCTTGCAGTGGCTGCATGCCGTCGCGAATGGCTGAAGCAAACACTCCGCGACGGAACACGCCGTCCGTGTAGGTAGCGAACTGCATACCCAGCGAGGTCAGTGACGGGTTCATCAGCGTGTCAGCTGCACCCAGCGCCATGTTCAATGCGCGCTCGGGCATCTTGTCGCCCTTGCGTCGTCGAGCTGGATTCATGTCCCGACGCAGTGTCGCCAACAAGTCCGCAGCCTGGTCGACATCGCCGCGCGACATCATCACATTGTACACGCCGCACAAGTCTTCGAACTCAGCAGCACTCCAAGCCTTGCCGTACATGTCGACGAACATCACATCGTCAGGAGCACGAGGCTTCACCGTGTTGACGAGGGCGCGGGTCTTGTCTGCCAGGGCCTGAGTGAACCTGCTGGGTGCAAGGTCAGCCAACCTCTGCGCACCCTTGGGCAACGCTTCAGCTGCCCCGATCTTGGCCGCCTGGCTAAGACCCTTCATCGCACCCGAGAACCCAAGCGTACCGATCATCATGAACGGGGCTGTCAGCAGGTTCAGTCCGATGTACCGGGACAAGGGTACGCCAGGTATCGGCACACCCGTGACCATGAAGACGCCTGCCGACAACAGACCGTAGGACGCACACTGCTTCAAGTACGCCCCCGTGTCCAGAATGGACTGCAAGGCGAAGGCGGAGTACCCCTTCAACCCACCCGTCTCCAGGAACGTGCGCTTGTGCAGGTTGTCCAACGTGCTCAACAGCTTGCCGTTGACTGCCATCTCATGCAGCGCGCGGCCAACCTCATCCATACCGGGAGTCATCGGCCACGAGTACATCTGTCCAGTCGGCAGCTCACGCAACACGCGGACCGTATGTGTTGCCGCCTCCTTCGTCCCGAACGCAGTGAAGCCCCAGCGCCGCATGGCTCCCCGCACTTGGTCGAAGATGAACGGGGCCAACGCTTCGTTGATGCCCTCCTTGCTGGCGTCTATGAGGCGTGTTGTCAGGTACCCTGCACGTGTTGTAGTTGAGCCCTCTGGCAGCACCATGTTTTTTTTCAACAACTGGATGGCGTCGAACATGAACTTGTTGATGGGCGTCAGGTCGCGCGTTCCCTCTGCTGCGTCTACAACCCGCGCAATACCTTGGTTCAACGCTTCCGTGTTGGTGTGGGTTGCCTTGCCTGCCCCCACTATGCCAACAGTCCGGTAGTCGGGGTACAGTGTGCCAGTCGAGGCCATCCTGTTGGCCGCACTTTCCCCCATGGACTGCATCTCAGTGCGACTGAGGTTGCGCATGCGCGTTTGCGCCCAGTTGGTAATCGGGTCCAACAGCGGATTGCGCAGAACAATGTCGCGACCGTCCTCCAGGCTCTTTGTTGCACGTGGAACACGGGCGCCGCTGGCCTCTGCAAGAGCTGGCAGACGTGCATACCGCACGGCTTCTATGGCTGCTGCTTCCATCTCATCGGTCAGGTCGCCTGCAATGCGCAGCTGGCTGACCAGTTCGCTGATCACGTTGATGACAACAGACACCGGGGCTTGGTATCGCGCAATCTGCGCTGCTTGGCTGTACTTGGTTTGCGACAGCGATGAAGGCACAAGGTCCACACGGAGCTCAGGGCTCCGACGAAACAAGTCCTCCCACACACGCCCAACTCGCCGGGTAGTGTCAGCACTCAGCTGCCAAGCCGAGACTGCATCGTCAATCGCGTCCTCGTACACGCGCAGCTGCTTTGCTTTCAGGGTAGCGCGCACGGCACGCGCACGAGCTGCACCTCTATTGGCAAACTTTTCGTTGGAGCGGATTGCCTCCACAACCTTGGCTACGCCCGCCTGGTCGGGCACACGGATTGGCGCCTTCGTCAGGTCTATCAACAGGTCCAGGGTTGTTTGCGCTGTTGCGTCGATGGCCGAGTCGTTTGCTGCATCCTGCGCTTTGCGGATTGCCAGCAAGGCATCAGACTTTTCGTACATTGCCAGCTCTACCAACGGGCCGAGGTCCTTTGCCAGCGTGTCGTTTTCATCGGTCAACCCGAGCAACCGCGCAATGCTGGTGTCAGCAAGGAAGAACCGGGACATCAGTTCGTGCCACTGCTTGCGGTACGCGCCCTGCGCTACCAACTCTTCTGCCATTTCAATCAACTGGGCCTGACGGTCTACGTCCATGCTGCGCACTGACTCCAGCACAACACCGAGGTTCAGAACACGGAGGTCGTCGTTTCGGAACAACACCTGCATGACGACTTCTGCCTCCGACGGTATGCGCCGGAACGATTCGAACCCGCCGTTGCCTGCGGCGTTGGCCTGATGCATCGCCCGCTCCAACCGGACTGCTTCACGAAATCCCTTCACTGCGTCCTCACGCAGCTGGTTCCACCGTTGTTGAGATGCTTTTGTGTTGGCGATTTCCTCTGCGTCTGCACCTGCGCCTGCTGCACGTGCTTCGCGTACACGCTCCATCATCTCGGTGCGGTGCCTGCTGCCCACCGTACCCACAATGTTTGCGATCTTGGCCTTCGCTGTTGCGACAACTGCTGGAGCTGTAGGGCTGTCCTGCTTGAACCAACGAGCCATTGCCTTCTGGTCATAGCGCTCGTTGGCTCGCTTCACAGCGCCCACAAGCCACCCGGCGGGCCTCGATGTAGGCAGTGCCTGTGCAGCCGCTTCAGCGGCCAGCATGGCGGCCCCACGGGTAGCAACAAACGTGTCCATGATTGGGTACAGGAAGGCTTGCGTGAAGTTTTCGCGCGGGAGTGATGTGCCGGAGATGGTAGGTCGGCGGGCCAACTGGACCTCGCGGCTTTCAAACACCGCCTCGCGGATTGCCTTGTCCCCCAGCAGCTTGCGGTACTGTGCTTCACGCACAGCGTCGTGAATGAACGCCTGCATTGTGGCGTCCCACTCGCCCTTGTCCAGTGCCGCGAACACGTCCTGCAAGTCTGCGCTGCGGGGCACCACGCTCTCGACTACCTTCTTCAGGTTGTCAGCGTCACCCGTCTTCAGCTCGAATACGTCGTCGCCCTTCGCTGTTGCTTCGAAGACCCGGCGCTCCATCGTGCCGACCTTCTTCATCAAGTTGCGCGTCACCATCTTGCGGGGGATCATGGCCCGCTCGGTGACAAACACCATGTTGTTGGACATGCGCCCGCGCACCACGTCTGCAAAGATTCTGCGCCCCGCTCGCGACAGTGCCGAGGAGTATTTGATGGCGTCGTCTGCCTCTGCCAACACTCCGGTGGCAGGGCGGAACAATGGGGCCAATGCGCTGACCGCCCGCAGTCCGTCGCGGGAACCGGCGCGAGAGGATGTGCGTGCAAGATCTAAGTACATGGCCATGCGCTTCTGCGTCGACCGGATGGGTGCGGACCCTGCAAGGCGAGCAGCGTCTTCGAAAGCGCGCACGATTTTCTTTGGGTCCTTGGTCCGACGCGCGACGTTCAGGACATCGGCAAACCCTGCAGGCACAGCCCCGCCGCGAACAACAGACTGCATGACTTCGCGTGTAGCATCTGCGTACAGCGCGGCCTGCTTCGTCGGGTCGGTGATGTTGTTGCGCGCAATGTCTTCTGCGACCTTCGCCAGGCGGGACCGCAGGGTCGACGTTTCCAGCCCAACGTTCCACTCGTCGATGGCTTTCGTAAACAGGGCACGGGTTGCAGCTGTGACCTCTTGGTCTCCCTGCGACAGCACCCCCCGCAGCCTGGACAGTTCATCCAGCTCACCGACGTCTTCAGCTTGCACACGCCGCAGGATGTGACGACCGCTGTGCGATCCCTCCAGCAGCGCTTGCAGTTCAGCGTTGGTCAACACACCTTCGTCGTCGACCAGGCGCGCCCGCACCTTGAACGGTGTGGACAACTCATCGTCGAAGACTGCCGCAACTTTTGCTGCCGGGTCACCCCGGTCCAGAACCATGTCCACCATGGTTGGCATTTTCTGGTTCAGGCCCCCAGCGTCGTCAACGAGCTGCGACAGTTCGCGATGGGCGCTGTACGCACCCGCCCACCGTGCTGGACTGGCCAGCTTCTGGGCGTCTGCTACCTTGTCGACTCCCACCAGCACGGCATCTGCCGCTTGGTCCACAAACTTACCTACCGTGCCTGCTGCCTTCGTTGTCCGTGCGCCAGCTTTTGCAACCTTGGCTACACCCGCGACCGCTTTGAGCGGAGAGGGTGGCAGGATGGGAATCTGGGAACCGTAGATCAATGCCGGAATGAGGGACAGCATTTGGTAGTCCCCCAGGTAGTCGCGATACGCGGGGATACTGAGCAGTTCATCCTGCAGTGTGCGGCCCCTGGCTCCAGCCATGAGCATGTCGTTGATTGCGCCTCCGGTCCGTGCAGCAGTCCGGAGGCCTGACTCGGGGAGCGACGTAGGAGTGTCGCGATCGATTGCCTGAAACGGTGCGGGCAGCAGGTAGGCTTGCGGCCCAAACAGGGGCAGCATTGCTGTGCGGGTGATGCTGTTGACCGCTTCCCTGGACATACCTGTTGCGTCGATAAAGTCCTGCCGGCGCCGGTCGTAGAAGTGTGCGACATTATCCACGAGGCTGTCAGGATCTTGGGGCTCCCCGTTCTCGTCGATCTCGTAGAACAAAGGCATGTGGTCGAACACGATCTCACCGACAGCTGCCTCAGTAATGCCGAGAGCCCGCATGGATTCCTGCAAGCGGGTTTCGACAATGCCCCTCGTAGCGAACTTGGTCAGCTCTCCGTCGAAGAATGAGTCCAACTCCTCGTCGGCTTCTTCTTCCGTTTTACCTTCGGACATGAGGCGTGCGAACTTTTCAGCACGCTGCACCCGCAGCTCGTCAACCCTGCGCTTCTGCTGCTCCCCCTCGTACAGCGTTTGCGACCCAAGCATGTTCACGAACAACTCAGGCGTTGTGCCCTTCCGTACTTCACCAGTCTCAGGGTCACGGATGTACCCGCCGTCCATGCCGAGCACGATGTTCGACTTCATGAAGTCGCCCACCACATCGCCCTCGATGGTGATGTCGTTGTTGCGCAGCTGCGACAACTTCTCCTTGCGACGTTGATCCATCAGCTGCGTGTCGAGCATGCGTGCAGTCAGCTGCTTCTTTGTCTCACTCTTCTGCAGCTTCATCGCCACGCTTTCGACCTGGCCCGTTGTCAACTGCAAGGGCGGGCGGGCGAGCGGATCGAGGTCTACCTCAGGCGCAGGCTCGATTGCCTCAACAGGCACTTCCTCTGCAGGGGTAGGCGTCCGCTCAATGCTCGTGATGTACTCGCCCAGCGGCTCGACACCAGACTGCAGTCGGAACAACGCCAGCTCACGCAACTCCGCCTCACGCACATTCTCCTGTTGAACTGCGCGCAGCGTTTCTGGGGTCAGGTAGTCCGGCAGTTCTGTGACGCTCATGGGTTGACCAGATCCTCATCCACATCCTCACTCTCATCAAACTCAGCAAACTTACTGAGTAGCAACTGCTGCGCAAGGGTGAGGGTTTGAGGAGTAAAGGACAGCGGCGCCCTAAAGGTCCCGTATGGGCCAGGGTCTACCTGTATGGCTTCCCTTGGAGATGCCTTGATGGTCCCGTATGGGCCAGGGTCTACCTGTGTTGCTACGTCGCTGGTTGCAAACCGGTCGAGGTTGATGACTGCTTGCTGTGGGCTTTCTCCAAATACTGGTCGTGTTGACCTAATAGTCCCAAGCCCGCGAGGGTCTACCTGCGTTGCGGTTGGTTGATCACTGGTTGCGTACTGGTCGAGGTCAAAGACCGCTTGCTGCGGGCTTGTCCGTGTACTTGTGCCGATCTGCTGGCTGGTGTGCCCTGTTGTTTGCGGAAACACGGGGACAACTTTCTTGGTTTGCCTTGAACCAGAATGAGTGCCACCAGGCTGCACTCCAATGCTGTCCAGAAACAACTGGACCTGGGTGCGGGAGTCGGCGTCTCGGTTTCGTTGCCGTCGCGCTTGGTCGGCAATCGTTCCGCCGCCTTGTATCAACGCCTGACGTTCCGCCTCGGTCTGGTAGGCGGGGTCCGCCACTGGTGAGGAACCGTAGAGGGCGTTGATCAAGGGGGAACTTACTGGCACTCCGCCAGCATACACAGGCATCCCGGTCACAGGGTCTATTCCGTCGGACGGGCCGCCGACATCTACTGGTACAGCAGCAGGTGGGGGCGCAGCAGCAACAGCAGGTGCAGCAGCAGGTGCAGCAGCGGGTGCAGCAGCAGGCGCAACAGGTGGGGGCGCAGCAGCAGCGTCAACCATTGGAGCAACCTCCGTGTTGCCTGCCCCGAGGCCGCTTGACGCTCCGCCCAACTGTTGCCCTGTGAACTCAACTACGTCTTTCTCCCGCTCTGCCGCAGCCGCGTCTGCCCGCTTCTGCAACTGTCCCGGCAGTTGTGTGTCAGTACCGGCGTCTCCGGTTCCTTCTCTTTCTGCGTTGCTTTGCATGTACATGGCGACGAGGTACGCCTCCGCGAGGCGGCGCTGCTCGGGGTCTTTCATCGAGTCGCGAATGGTCTGCACGTTGGCAGCGAAGTTCGCCTGGCCGCTGTCCTGGTTGAACAGCCGCAGCGCTACACGGTGCGGGCGTTGCTTCAACCTGCCGGTCCCACCCAAGCGGCGGTCGCGGTCCAGCGGGTTGCCCTTGTCGTACACGGACTTGCCTTCCTTCGACAGGATATCCATTGCGCCGCCGAGCACCCGCTGCTCGTAGTAGTTCGACGCCATGGATGGATCGATGGGCTGCTCCAGCCCTTCAGCTGCAGTCACTGTACGGATGAACTCGCGGGCAGTATCTCGCTGGACTTCCAGTCCAGTGCGCTCGGCACGGCTGAGTACCTCGCCTTGCTGCTCCAGCATTTTCTCGCGGTCTCGCGCAATCCGCTCAACCTTTTGGATCTCAGCAGGGTCGAACAAGTACGCGTCAGCAGGGTCGTACAGCTTGTACTTGCGGGCGTGGTTGTACAGCTCTTGCCCTTTTGCTTTGAGCTCCTCGTCGTCAACCACTCCGTTGTCGCGCAGGTCGGCCAGGTAGTCCTGCAGTATGATTTTCTGGTCGGGCGTCAGCTCGTTCTTCTGCATCTTCTGCAACTCTGCCCGAGCAAACACCTGCGACCTACTCGGACCAGCTTTAGTCGCGGCCTTCCGTAGAGCTGTCACCTCATCCAACAGCCGCTTGTTGGCAGCCACATACGGCTCTGCAGACCTCAACTCAGACAGGGAGTCCCTGCGCATTGCGTCCTTGACTGACGCGCGACCCTGCGATGTAAGGGCCAACAGCCCTATGCCGTCGGTGGCTCCTGACAGGCCGAACACGGTAGCGATGGATTGTGCTGCCACATCTTCGTCAATGTTCTGATCACGCAACACTTCTGCCATTGCTGCCGCTTTCGACAACCGCTGCGTTTGCGATGTTGCGTCGCCGGAATCGGCTGCCCGCGCTGCCAGCAGTGCCCCACCTGCCGTTTCCGCAAGGAACGCTTGAAGTTGATCAGGGTTCATCTCAGCCAACTCGCCCGCCCGTATAGAGCCAGCGATGGCGGAGGCGGCTTGCCTTTCCGAGGCGGAAAGAGTCCCGACCGAACCGAACGAGCTGGCCAACTCTCTCCTGCTTGTGTCGTCCATCTCTGCTACGCGCGTCTCGACCTCAGTGGCCTGGCTTTCGATGAGCTGTGCCTCCAGCTTCAGGAGATCCATCAACAAGTTGCCGCCGCCCCTGCCCGATGCCGCACGAGACAGGAGCACTTTCTTGCTGGCGCGCAACTGGGCCGCTGCGTCCTGCTGCTTTGCAAGCGCTGCACGACGGGTTGCTGCCTCGGCCTCTATTGCAGCGAGCGCTGACTGCATCGCCTCCAGCCGTGGAACACCGGGGTTGGATTCTGCCGCAACAGTCGCTGCTGCCAACGCTCCGTTGTAGAACCTGCCCCGGTAATACTTGTTGCCAAGCTCCTGCCCGACGGTAGAGCCCCCCAGTCCGGTGGAGGCTGCAGGAGCAGAGCGGGGGGTCGACGTTGTTGTTGTTTGGTTGGGTGTCATTGAACACCTCCGTACACGATACCGGATCCTGGAATAAGCTGAAGCTTTTGTTTAGCGAACCTTTCCTTGGCCGCTCGTGATTCCTCTGCAGCTTCAGCCATCATGAGGTTGCCTTTGTTGAGGCGAAGCTTCTCACGGTCATCTTGCGCGACCTTTTGGTCGTAGCGTTCCCCGGCAACCTTGCTTGTGGCGCCGAGCACACCGGCTGTCAACGCTTGTGTCAGCCCCGCGCGCACAGCTGCCTTGCGGGCGCGCCGAGCTTCCTGCAGGTTTTGGATCTGCTGCATCTGCAACTGACGCGCTTGCATGTCCTGTTGCGCCATCGCCTGCGCCTGCTGTCCGCGCAACTGGGCCTCGGCCTCCTGACCCGCCATGGCACTCAGAAAGATCTCGCGACCCGACAAGGCTTGCTGGTTTGCAAGCGCCTGGTTTGCAGCAGCCTGTTGCTGCTGTTGTGTGCGCAGCATTCCGCCCCGAGCTGCAGCTTGTTGCGACTCGATGCGTTGCTTTTCAATCCCACTGAGGCCAAGCTGGCCTGCCCGACGCAGGCGCTCCAGGTCTTCGAGACGCTTGCGGTCGTTGCGGTCAAACTCAGCAGTGCCGCCGATTGCTGTCGACAAGCCCCCCGCGACTCCCGATGCAGCTGCACCGATACCTGCTGCAGCCAAAGATCCAAGACCAGTCATGCTGCCTCCTTAATAGTACGCTTCGACGCACACAGCCCAACTCGTAACCAAGCCCACTTGTGCGAGGGACCAGTGCGCCAGCCCCAGGTGAACTTCGTTGTTGTCAGTGAACAGTGAATCCATGGACACATAGTATGCACCGGTTCGTTGACCGTACCCTGAGCAGTTGTACGACCCTGCTGGCCCGCCTCGGTTGGCCGAGAACCCGCTGCGATTTGTTGACCCGTCACCGATGTTGTTGCGCACTTCCAGCGCCCCTGCTGCGTGGACATAGCTGTCCTTCATGGGGGTTGCCGCGCGGCGAAAATACGGAGCGAAGTACACGCGCTTCAAGGAGTCAGCCAACCCGGTGTACGTGGTCTTGTCGGGACAAACAAACGCCGTCAGGTGGTAGTGAAACACAGCCTTGCTGGCGCCGCGCAGGTTGATCGTGATCGCCGTGCCTGGAACCTCAGACCACGCCGGGTTGGTCGAGCTGCGCCCGTTGCGTGTGAAGTGAGCGCCAGTCATTGTGAACCACTCACCGGGCTTGTAGACCCTGCCACCCAAGTGACCTGTGACTCCGTGCTGCACGTTGCGGATTGGATCGATCCGAGGAGGCTGCACATGCTTGGTGTCTACCCACGCTGAACCGGACTGCAGGTCGCCAGACACAATCCCCTCGTGCAGGTACTTGCGCAACTTGTCGTCGTTCTCCTGCATGGTTGCTGCCAGCAACGGACTGCTCGCCGGGAACGAGGTTGGGCTGAACGCCATCACGCACCCCGCATGTGCATGACAACTGCGTTGCCAATGCCGACCTGCAGCGTCGGGTTGCCGCTTGCATACGTGGCCGTGTCGAGCACAATGCCGTTGTCGCCGCCGTGGTTGTACGGGTGGAACAGTCCGTGGGCGACGGTCTGCAAGCCGTACACAGTGACTGGAGAGCCAGTGTTTTGGTACACCCAGGTCAATGTCACCGTGCGCCAGCCTGTGTTCTGCACACCGAAACCATCTCCTACAGCTTGGTCGTGCCTGCCATTCTGCCAGTACATACCACCAGACCACCACGCAGGAATGAAAGCTGTGCCGTCGAGGTTGGTCACCGCGTCACCGTACTTGGAGGTCGACCCTCCCGATGAACTCCAAACACTCAACATGCTGCCCTGGTTGGGCAAGTTCGCGAACGCGCCGAGTGAGCTGCTGGTGATGTCCCACTTCAGCTGAAACATCCAAGCCATCGCACCGAGGTTACAGACGGTGGTGCCTGGTCCTGTGGAGAACCGTTCTTGAAACGTCAACGTACCCAAACCAACCGCGCCGGTTGCGTTGGGGTCCAGGCTGTTGAGCAGGCTCCGGCACTGGTATGTGATGTACACCCGCAGCACGTCGTTGGTTGCAAGTGTGAACCCCGATGTGCCGTTGAGCGCAAACCCTGCCGCAGGGGCTACGACTGTAGCTGCAGCACTGCCGCTGGTTTTGCGCGTGATGGTTTGGTCAGACGTGTGCTGCACATCGCCAGTCCCCAGCTCAGTCTGTTGCACAGCCTTCAACACTGAGCCGGACGGCAACTGCTGCGAGTCAATCGATCCGTCCGCCACATTGTCGAGGTTGAGGTTGGTCTGCGTGTAGTCGGAGTACCGGTTGTTGAGATCCGTCGCCGTCAGGCTGTCGCCGGGCTCAATGCGGGCACGAGTAATGCGGCTCATCTGTACCTCGCGAAGGCAAAGAATAGGCTGTTGACGACATGATACAGCATGATGGTCTTGGAGCCCACATGCGTTGACAACGGGCCGTCTGTACCTTCAGCCTGCCCGATTACTTCCAGCTGCACATCATGGTCTCCTGGGGGCAGCACCACGTTTCCGAAGATCCGAAAACTCTCCGTGCCCTGCATGGTGCCCGCACTCTCAGCAACGACAATGCCTCCGACGACAATGCGCATGCGGAGGTGCTTGTCAAAAATCTGCGGCGTAGTTGACTCGTAGGTCATCGAGGCAAGCCCGCTGGTAAACGCGGTGCCCGACCACTCGATGTATGTCATGCCACCCTTGTGACCCGACAACTTCAAAGTTGACGCCCCATTGCAACTGACGGCCTGGCCCGAGTAGTTCCTGCTGGTCATGCTGCGCCACATTGCGTCGGCAACGGCAGTACCAACTACCGCTGTTTGCTCGCCTACGCGGGTCAGCCAAAACTTGTGCAGCGCCTCGGACACGAACTGGCTTGTGGCGGACAAGGCCGGCAACTGGGTGCGGTCCAGAGAGGCAATGCTGCCACGGTGGGCAACCTGCTCGGCATTGAACTGGTCGGCATCCAACGTCTGGTTGGCGCGAGGCTGGTGCGTTGTCCACCGCTTCATGCGCGCCTCCCCTCGATCGTCATCGTGCCCCGCTCTTGGTAGTCGACCGACCAGCCTACCAACGTCAGGTCGTCAGCAGTTTCAATCTCGAAAGCAAACCAGCTGCACGATTGCGTAGCCACAGCTACACGCAGCGGCACAGCCTGTTGCCTGTCCCAAGTCGCACCCGAGTCGAGGACTACCGTGTCGAGCACCGGCATCTGCACGGCGTCAGCAGGCTGCGCTTCGTAGGACCGCTCACTGTAAAACGTGCGCTCCCAGTCTTTGTAAACACGCACTGTGACGGGCACTGTGCCTGTTGTCTGCACCCACACCGTGACGTACTGTACCTGCTTCTTGGCCTGTGGAGAGGTCATGGACAGCCAGGGTGACTTCCACCGGGAGGTAGGCGCTGGCCCGTCGACGTAGTTGTTTTCGCCCTGAAGGCGGCGACCTGTTGTGCGGCGCGAGGAGATGACGAACAGCCCCTTCTCAGTAGTGGGGTCGTTGATTCCAAACACGAGATTCCCTGTAGGCAATCGATCTAACGCCCCGACTGGGAAGCCTTCACGTACAGTCCAAGCCTGCTTGTCAATGTGGTACACCAGGCCCAACGAGGGGCGGTCGTCGCCATCTGCTGGGACGTACAGGTGGTACTCGCGAAACAGCGGGCAGTACCGACCGACAGCTCGGGACAAACACTCTTGCGTGACCCTGGCCCAAGTGTCCATGATGTGGTCGCTGACGCGTTTTACGCTGACGACTGCACCGTCTGCAACTGCACCGCTCACGAGGTACACCCCGTCAGAGGCGGCAAACATGATGCCGTGATCGGGCACCTCGTCTGCGCTGTTTGGGGCTACACACTGCACGCCTTTTGTGATTGGCAACACACGGAAGCCGCCCGAGTCGTTGGGGATGATGGCGTCTACCCCATCCTCGCGCCACACAAGCAACACGCCGTAGTACGGGTACAAGCCGGTGATGCTGCCAGCGTCTCCCCGCAGCGTGAGGTAGCCGTCTGCAGCAAACTGCTCGGGCTTTCCAATCTCGGAGTAGTACACTGCACGCGAGTCGTTGTACCCACCGTCGAGCCAACACCGCCCGTTGAACATTGTTGCGAACCGCGCAGCCGCAGCCGGAAACGCAATCATGCTCGCTGCTTGCGGAGCAAGCGCCCCAAGCGATGCCCGCACGTAGCCGTCCAGTACCAACGACTCCGCATTGTTGGTCAGCTCGTACACAAAATACCGCTCCGCCTGACCCTCGATATTTGTGTCTTCGGAGTAGTTGCGTGAACGATAAATCCTGCGGGCGACAGTCCCGAAGGGACCGGGGGGCACCTCCAACATGCAGGCCATTTGGTACCGGCTTTCACCTTGCGTGCTCCACGTCGCTTTTGCCACGGGAGACAGCATGCCCTCAGACCCAGTGTCAGTGACATACGAAACCTGCCACGCAAACTCCATGTCACGCGGTTCAGCACTGGAGCCTGAACCCTTGTCACGCGAATACCCGAGACCAAACTGCTTCGCCGTCCACGAGGGCATAGACTGACTGTGGTTGGCAATCCACAGCATTGTTGCACCTGCAGGAACTGTGGTCGTACTGCCTTGAATATCTGAGCGCACACGGAACACAGTTGGAGGACCAGCAGTCGGCGCTCCGAACGAACGCGTACAGTTGCTGCGACCCGTGGCTGGCGTCGGCAACGGCCAGGGGCGCACGAACAGCGGAGCGTCGAAGCCGTTGGTGATCAATACACCGCCCGCAACAACCGTGTACTGCGAGCAAGCTGTTGACGCAGACGGCACTGCTCTATCTGAAGCCAGCTGAAACAAAACAACTGACCCGCCCGTTTCGTGCTGCAAGTACAACGTACCGGCTGACTCGAACAAGATCACATGGCGCATGCTGCCCGGTTGCTCTTGGAACACGAACAGACTGTCTATCCGATCGGTCGATGTGTACGGTGCGAAACCTGCGGTGGTGTCCACCCGGTACGCCTCGTAGCCAACGCGCGTAGTCCACCCCATCGTGCGCTGATCGACGGTGAGGTTGATCGCCTTGCTGGCTCCTGACAGCGGCTGGGGCTGACGCTCGTGCAGCCCTCCAATGCCGTCGCCGTGGAGGATGGCGCCCTTCACAGTCGCACCAGTTTGCGGCGCCGATATGGCCCGTCAGGCTCTCCGAACGGCGACATGTAGCCTTTGACCAGGCGGCGGCTTGGCTGCGACAGATAGCGTCTTTCGAGCTGCAACAGGCCGGTGTCGTAGCGCTTGCGGTACAGTTCAGCGAGGCTCGGGTTGTTGTGCTTGACCAACACCTCGTACAGGGCGCGGTACGCAATCAGCATGCGGTGTGCGGCTGGGATGATGGAGGTATCGTTGTCCTCCACCATTGGTCGATGGTCTGCCAGGTAGCGCAGCTGCAGTGTCATCGTTGTCGACTGCCGAGGGTACAGTCGGATCCGGTCGCACGTACCGGTGGGAGCAACGAGGCGAGCCTCGACGTAGTACGTTTCTGACTGCAGGTGTGTCAAGCTGGACTGCACATTGACTACGCCTGTAGACGACGGATCTAAACTGACTGGAGCTCCACCCGAGACAGCAAGCGCGGGGCGCCAGTCGTCGAGGCCGTGATTGGGCGCCCGCAAGTACACGCGCCGGTACAGTCCGGTGGTGTTGCCGAGGGCTGATACGGGTGTCACTTGCAGCTGTTGCGTGTTGGTCAGTGAGACTGTTTGGATGTCTGCAACAGAACTGATGTACGTGGCGAACTGGTGGACAACACCTACCTCGATCGTGCGAACACCTTGGCTGCTTGCGGTTGCAGTGCTTGTCGTGACTCCGATGCGTGGAGCCCTGACGCCAACCGGGTTGGCTGGCACGAATGTCTCGGGGATGCCGGTCTCCCCCATCGGCAAGTTGTTCCACTCGTCTTCGTACTGGGTGATGGGCGAGAGCTGACCGGGGTTGGTTGGCGTGATTGCTTGCGACCGACGCGCCAGGCCTACGACTTGGACGCACTCCTGTGGCAGGAACACGTAGCGCTGCAGCACGGTGGCTGTTTGGCTCGAAGCTGTCGCGGGTTCAGTGGTCAGGTAGGCTTGTTGATCGGTCGACACCCAGGCAATCTGATACTCAGTGCCGCCGATGTCGATGATGTGCCCAGCCATGTACGATTCGAACGTACCGGCTGCGCCCGTGATGCTGCCGCCCGAGCCGATTGCGACGGTCACAGACTTGTCTGCGTAGACCGTCAGGTCTGAGATGACCTGAGCAAACGTGTACAGCTTCTCGGTACAGATGCGCCGGTCTGCTTCGTTCAGCAGTCGGTCGACCTGTGTTTTGTATGTGGGGTTGGTCGGATCGTAGTCCAGCACGTTGGCAACGTACTCGCGCAGGGCTTTGAGGTCAGTCGCGGACATGTGGACTCCGAAGGAGACGCCTCCCCCTCAGGAACCTTGGGGGGTATAGCCAGGACGAGCATCCGGCTGAAGGAGCTACACAACAGTGCGCCCGAGGGGAAAGCGTCAGGGATCAGAAGCGGTTGATGAAGTACACCTTGCCAGTAGTATCGCTGGACACTGCGCCTACCGACTGAGCGACCACCGCTTCGCCTGCTACATCCTTCACGAGCTTGGCTCCCGAAAGAACAAGGCCGTCACCTGCAGCTACTGCAGTACCTGATCCGTCGATGGCGACAGTTGCGAGACCGCGAACGATCACCTCAACAATGTCACCGGCTGCCGCAGCGCCCAGTGCAGCACCGATCGCAATGCTTGCCGTTGCAGTGCCGCTGTCGGCGCCGACAACTTTAAGCATCTTGTCGGAGTCAGCTGTCTGCGACAGGTCGAAAGACACAAGGTCGTTGGCTGCAATCGCACCGGCTGCGATGAACTTTTCAGTCCGTCGGCGGTCGGAGGCTGCGTCAGACGAACCCGTGGTAAGGGCAGCTGTGTCAAGCCGCTGAAGAAGGTCGTTGGTTGCCATGATCAGGTCTCCGCGTTCACGAGGATGCCGTGGCCCGAGAGGTTGCTGGAGCAGATCTGCATCCGGCACATGACCTCGCATGCCATGGCAAGGTAGCCAGAGACCTTCTCCATTGGAGAGACCTCGAAGTAGGCGTCCTTGTCAAAGTAGATCGAGAACAGCTGGCTGTTCAGGAAGTACATGGACAGGGCGTTTCCGCCGCTGCTGACCGAGAGGTTGGGCTCGACGTACATACGTGCGCCGTTGAACTCCAGGCCGAGGCGACCGCTCATGTTGCGCTGCTCGGTGGCACTGACGTACCGTTCAAGCTGCTGCAGTTGATCCTTGTACAGACCGTAGCTGATGGGGCTGGCGAGGATGAGGTCAACGTCACCTTCGGGTGCGTACTGCTGCACGTCGATGATGAGCTGCTGCATCTTCTTCAGGCCGTTTGCTGCGAAGCTGCCGTCCTGCACCTGGTTGTTCCAGCTGGTCGGGAAGTCTGCCTTGGCAATGCCGCCGACGATGTTGTTCTGCGTACCGGCCCCGAAGTCGCCCTCTTCGAACCAACCGGTGTTGGTGCCGATGCCGTTGAGCGATTCAAGTTCGGTGAGCACGCTCGACGAACCAGCGATCAGCTGCTTCTCGATCTCGCGCTTGACCATGCCCATGGTCTGCTTCAGGCGGGCTTCAAGGATACGAACCTTGGCGCGCTCGCCCTTGTTGGTCAGCTCTTCCTTGCGCGTCAGCACGATGGGAGCAACGAAGTCACACCAGTTGTGCTCGGCTGTGCGAAGGGGGTCCTTGACAGCGAGGTTCACTGATTCGTAGCCCGACGAGAGCTGGGTCAGTGAGCTGTGGTCTGTCAGTACGACAGGATGATTGATCTTGCTTCCGCCGTCGACCTGTTCGATAAGGCCGAGGTTCTGCATGTTTTCGACAAGAGGAATGCTCTTGAACGTGTTGTCGACGTACTTGTCGCGCAGGATGCGCAGCGTCGACGCGAGGATATCCGGCTGGATTGCCATGTCGTTTCTCCGAAAGGTTGATGAGGTTTGGGGCCGTGTCCGCTACGCGGGGGCAATGCGACGTGTCCGTCCAGCCGGGTTCGCACTGCTATCGTAGGTCATTGTCCTGGTTTCTGCAAGCGTTGCAATGCTTGGTAAATGTCCCACGCGTTGCGACCTTCCGTGTCGACCTTGCCGCGAGCGTTGGCGCGAGACGGAGGAGCCGATACCTTCAGTGCAGCTGCACGGGCAGCGCGCCGTTCTGCTACCTGGCGAGCCTGGCTTTTCTTCTGCTGCTGCAATGCGCCTCGTCCGCGCACAACAAGGTACGCTTGCTCCAACGTCATTGCTTCGTTGTTGCGCAGCTCGCCTGCAACCGCGTGTCGCAACTGCTTGTCCGACTTCAAGTCGGGGTGCGTATCCATGAACTGTTCGTAGCGCTGGGTGGCTTCAGCTTGTCGGTGCGCCTGGTGCACAGGCTGCAGTACAGACTGCAATCGCTCGGCCACCTTCTTCTCGATGTAGGCGTCTACACTTTTGGGGTCGAACGGATCGATGTTCGCATCCTGCGATGCCATCTGCTGCAGCTGTTGAAACATCGGACTGTCGAACAGTGCAGCCTTCTCTGCCTCTGCCTGCTTGCGCAGTGTCGACGCTTCCTGGAACCGACGCGTCGACTCCGCGCGCAACTGACGCATGAGCTTCTGCACATCGGCAGGCTGCTTTGTGATTACGTCGTCCCACGCGACCTTCTGGTCTGGTTCGGCATCGTCTTCTGGCTCGGGCTCCGGCTCGGGTCGCGAGTCCTGAGCTTTCGTGTTGCGCTCCAGGACGTCATCGATCCGCTCCTGCCACGAACGCTTCGGTGTTTCTGCCGGTGCAGCGACCTCCGCCTCTGCAGGCTCTGCAGCAGGCGCTGCCTCGGGTGCCGCTTCTGTTGCTTGCTCGTCTACTCCACTCATTCAAACTCCCTGAGCTATGCTCGGTCCATGAACAACGCCTCGTTGTCCTCGGTTGTTGTTGCTGGCGCTTCGCCAAGGAGGGGGGCCTCTACAACCTCCTCCTCCATTTCTTCTTCTCCGCCCACAGACTCAGCCATGGCGGTGACGAACTGTTCGTTGGATGCAAGGGCCGCAAGTTTGCCGGCAAGGATGTCGACATCCGTGTCGTCCTTCACGTTGTCCAGGTTGACCGGGCTCGGCATTCCCGCAGTGGTAGCTGCGTCCGCAACCATTGCCAGTCCGCGTACTAGGTCAGGAGGGAATGTAGACATTCCGTCGTCGACTGGTGGGAAGGGGTCGACAATGCCCATGGCGTCGAGCACATCGTTGAACGCGTTGATCAGCCCGTTCATGGACTGCTCTCCGAACCTGCCCCTTGGGGCAGCGTTCATGAAAATATCGTTCATCTGCTGGTCTTCAGCCATGCCCAACTCCGTGACGCGGGCTTGTGCTTCTGTTTCGTTCATGTCGACTCCGCCAGCATCTGCTCTGCTGGGAATGTGCGTGCGATTGCCAAGCCGACATCGCCGGTTTCCGCACGGTGCTTGTTGAATGTGGCCATGTTGCGGTCGTGGGTGGCCATATCTGCCTCCATGTCCGCAACTTGTGCCTCTACTTCGCCGTCCTGCAGCTCACGCAAACCGCGCTCCTGCATGATCTGCTTGCGGTGGTTTGCATCGCGCAATGTTGTGCCAAGGCCGTGGTCATACCGACCATCCCACTGAGTGTCCCCCCACCGATACGCTGTGCGCGCAGGGGCGCTCATCAACTGGATGGCACCGCACCCGCACGGGCAAAACGCACGCTTTTCGTAGGAGACCAGGTACTCAGTACGCTGCCCTGTCTTCTTGCAGTGGTAATCGTACAACGGCATCAGACTACGCCCCCTTCAGGCAGCGCCATCTGTATGCGCGCCTTGCCGCCCCGAGCCTGTGACAGCTCTGGTGCGGTCATTGCTGTGTCAGATCCCGGCCCTGGCGCCATCTCGGCACCTGAACCCGGCGGACCGCCCATGGCTTGCTGTTGCGCCATCATTGCTTCGGCTTCCTGCTTCGCTTCCGCTGCTTCACGAACGAGCTGCGGTGGCAACTCGAAGGTGCGGACCAGCATGTTCAACAGTGCCTCGTTTGGCACACCAAGAGCCTGCAGTATTGGGGTCAACCGCTCGATTTCCTGCTTGCGCGCGGCCTCCGACATCGGTGTGTTGCCCGAATCCTGTGCGTACAGGTCGAAATCACCGAGCACATCGTCTGCCTGCAGTGCAACAACCTCGTCTTCGAGGCGCACAATGTCTGCGTCATCGCCCAACAACGTACCAATCATGGTCAAATAGCACGCAGCCAGCGCTGTGATGCACTGGTCTCTGCTGCGCGCCATCCTCCCGATCTCTGATGCCGTGTAGGCAGCCATCGCCTGAATCTCGGTGGCTGTTGCCTGCGTTGCCTGGCCCCGACTGAACGGCGCCATGACAGAACCCCGGCTGAAGTCCTCGTCTACAATCTGTGCGTACCGCTCCAGCTCTGCAGGGACCGGGTTGTGCGGAATCGGCTGCATAATCTCGGACATTGTTTGGCCCTTTGACAGCTCGACCTCGATGACCTCGCCGTCCTGGCCCTGCGCGTACTTGCTCTTTGCCTCTTCGTCCAAAACACCGCGAGCTGTGACAAGCATGCGGGCTGCACGCCGCGTACCCTGCGCCTGGAACGTCCGGATGTTGTTGACTTCGCGCAACTGGTCGTACACACGCCGCAAACTGGAGTACCCGCGCATGG